AGGATTTAAAGTTTCATCATCGTGGATGGGGTCATGACAAGATCGGAAGCAATTCTTGCAGGCTTGCCTACATACTCAACAGGAAAGCCGTGTGTCAATGGTCACATTTCTGACAGATATGTTGCAAATTGGACATGTGTAACGTGCCATGCTGAAAAATGCGCGTTGTATTTACCAAAATGGCGGGCTAACAACCCTGAAAAATCAAAACATTACTCAGAAAAGTATGCAATTGCTCATGCAACTAGCACAAAGGCGTGGCGAGACAGCAACCCTGAAAAATGCGCAGAAATTCAACGTAGTTGGAACGCTAGGAACCGTGAAAAACGCAACTTGCTGAGTAAGCAATGGCGAGATAAAAATCAAGATACCGTTGCTGCACTTAAGGCAAAGCGTAGAGCTGATATATTGACGCGAACACCGAGGTGGTTGACAAAAGACGACATGTGGATGATTCGTGAGGCGTATACTCTTGCAAAATTGCGAACACGGCTGACGGGTGTTTCGTGGCAAGTTGACCATGTAATACCGCTAAGAGGTAAAAAGGTGTCCGGGTTACACGTACCCTCAAATTTACAAGTCATCCCCGAGCAAGCAAACTTAGTCAAAGGCAATCGCTATGATGTTAAGTGATTTGAAAAAATGGATGGGGTCATGATGGCTACGAAACCTGGACTTTATGCAAATATTCACGCCAAACAGGCCCGCATCAAAGCAGGGTCTGGTGAAAAGATGAACAAAGTGGGCAGCAAAGCAGTGCCCACGGCCAAAGACTTCAAAGAGTCGGCTAAAACAGCCAAGAAAGCCAAAAAATGACCCTGAAGGCCATGCAGAACTGCCTCATCATCGAGGTGGATGTCGAAAAACACCCTCTTTTTGAGCTACTTTCGACAGAAAAGCAAGAAACTGGCATAGTCGTGTCTGCTGGCCCTGACTGCAAGGAATTGAAAGTCGGGGACCATCTTTATTTTGGCGTGGGGCAGGAATTCAAGCACGGCGGCAAAGAATATGTCGTCATGCGCGAGCCCCACGTATTAGGAGTCCTCAATGGCTGATCAAACCGGCATCACTGCCGCAGGGTATGTCGCCCAAGGTGGCAAGCCTGACAAGAGCAACTCGGGCATCTTGGCGCAGGCCCGGTCCCGTCTTGACCTTGCCATGTCGGCACTGTCCGAGTCGCGTGAAGATGAGATCGACGACCTGAAGTTTTACGCCGGAAGCCCGGACAATCACTGGCAATGGCCCGCTGATGTGCTGGCAACCCGTGGCGCGGTGCAGGGTCAGACGATCAATGCCCGCCCTTGCCTCACGATCAACAAGCTGCCGCAGCACGTTCGCCAAGTCACCAACGATCAGCGTCAAAATCGCCCTGGTGCCAAGGTGATCCCCGTAGACGACAAGGCCGATGTGGACGTGGCCGAGGTGTTCAACGGCATGATTCGCCACATCGAGTACATATCGGACGCCGATGTCGCCTATGACACCGCCTGCGAGAACCAAGTGGCCTACGGTGAAGGTTACCTGCGCCTGCTGACCGAGTACTGCGACGACAACACATTCGACCAAGACATCAAGATTGGCCGGGTGCGTAACAGCTTCTCGGTCTACATGGACCCCACGATCCAAGACCCAACGGGTGCAGATGCCAAGTGGTGCTTTATCACGGAAGACGTGACCAAAGAGGACTATGAGCGCATGTACCCCGATGCTGCGCCCATCACGACCCTTCAGTCGTTGGGCGTGGGTGACCAGTCAATCAGCAACTGGCTGAATGAAGACACTATCCGCATTGCGGATTACTACTACATCGACTACGACCGCACCACGCTGAACCTGTACCCCGGCAACGCCACGGCGTTTGACGGTACACCGGAAGATAAACAACTTCGGGCGGTCTACGGCAAGCCCAAGCGGTCCCGTGAGTCAGATCGTCCACGGGTCAAGTACTGCAAGATCAACGGCTACGAGATTCTTGAAGAACGCGAGTGGGCAGGCAAGTGGATTCCCGTGATTCGGATTGTCGGCAACGAGTTTGAGGTGGATGGCCGCCTGTACGTGTCGGGCTTGGTGCGCAACGCCAAAGATGCCCAGCGTATGTACAACTACTGGGTGTCACAGGAAGCCGAGATGCTGGCGCTGGCACCCAAGGCACCGTTCATTGGTTACGGTGGTCAGTTTGAGGGCTACGAAGAAAAGTGGAAGACGGCCAACACCAACAACTGGCCCTATCTTGAGGTTAACCCTGACGTCACAGACGGCCAAGGTGCCGTGCTGCCCCTGCCGCAGCGGGCACAGCCGCCGATGGCGTCTAGCGGCCTGCTTCAAGCCAAGGCAGGCGCTGCCGAGGACATCAAGGCCACGACAGGTCAGTACAACGCATCGTTGGGTATGGGTTCCAACGAACGCTCAGGCAAAGCCATTCTGGCCCGCCAGCGTGAAGGTGACGTGGGCACTTATCACTACGGCGACAACTTGGCGCGGGGTGTGCGGCACATTGCCCGTCAACTGATTGACCTGATCCCCAAAATCTACGACACGCAGCGCATCGCTAGGATCATTGGCGAGGACGGCGAGACCAAGATGGTCAAGATCAATCCCGAGCAGCCCGATCCGGTCAACAAGATCATGGACGAGCAGGGCATTGTGATTGAAAAAATCTACAACCCCGGTGTCGGCAAGTACGATGTTGTGGCTGTCACGGGTCCAGGCTACGCTACCAAGCGTCAAGAGGCGTTGGAGGCAATGGCTCAACTGCTCCAAGGTAACCCCCAGTTGTGGCAGGTTGCCGGTGACCTGTTCGTCAAGAACATGGACTGGCCCGGTGCTCAAGAGATGTCCAAGCGGTTTGCCAAGACCATTGACCCCAAAATCATGGCAGACAACGACAAGTCGCCAGAGTTGCAGGCAGCCGAGCAGCAGATTCAGGCGATGGGTGCCGAGATGGAGCAGATGCACCAGATGATCCAAAACGTGAGCAAGTCCATCGAAGTGCAAGAGCAGCGCCGCAAAGACTACGAGGCCGAGATCAAGGCATACCAAGCCGAGACTCAGCGCATCACAGCCACACAGGCCGGGATGAACGAGCAGCAGATCCAAGACATTGCAATGGGCGTGGTGGCTGCGGCGATGGAGTCCAACGGCCAGTTGAACGGCATCCCTGAGATGCCCGGCCAAGAGATGGATGTTGGCATGGAGGGTATGCCCGAGATGCCGCAACCCATGCAACCAATGGAGATGCCACAATGAACGCATCACAATTCGTGGGCCACCTGTTCCTGAGCCGGGATGTGGCGCACAGCGTGCACCTGAACACCCGCAGCTTCTCCAAGCACATGGCGCTGAACACGTTTTACGACGAGATCATTGACTTGGCCGACAAGTTTGCCGAGGCGTACCAAGGGCGGCACGGCCTGATCGGGCCGATTGCCGTACCCGCTGCCAAAAAGACCACCAACATCACTGAGTTCTTGCAAGCCGCTATGACCGAGGTGGAAGAAGCCCGGTACACGGTCTGCGAGAAAACCGACACCCCGATTCAGAACATCATTGATGAAATCGTTGGGTTGTATCTCAGCACCCTGTATAAGTTAAAATTTCTCGCATAAGGAGCCATCATGGAACTCTTGAATCCTCTCGCCAAAGCCAATTTCCCCGCCTTGACTGCCGCATTTACCGGCACCGCTGGCTCCACCAGCACATGGCCTGCGGGTCCACAGGGTGTTGTGATCTGGGCTGACCAAGCCTGTTACGTCACCGTGGGCGAGGGTGTCACAGCCACGACCGGCGACACACCGATCCCCGCCAACACACCGATTCCGTTCAAAGTGCCGCAGGGTACGGGTTCACCCTGGCGCGTGAGCGCGATCCAGATTGCCACCGGTGGCAACGTGTACGCCAAGCCAATCAACATCCAGTAAACCGCCATGAGTTACTTCGGAATCCCCGTTCGCAATGGGTTGCCTATTGGGCTGGGGTCCGTAGCACCTCTGGCCTCCAGCACATCATCGCCATTCTCTCCCGCCTCTTTCTTTTCCAACGGAGAGCAGGGCTGGTGGTATGACCCTAGCAACTTTGCCACCCTGTTCCAAGACAGCGCAGGCACAACGCCCGTGACAGCGGTGGAGCAGCCTGTGGGGTTGCAGTTGGACTTGTCTGGTCGTGGAAATCACAGACGCCAGACCACCAGCGCCAACCGCCCTGTGGTATCTGCGCGGGTGAACTTGCTGACCAAGACTGAGGAGGGCTCTGGGTGGCAGTATGACGCTTTAACGTATACGTTTTACAACTCCCCTGTACCTGCGGCGTCAGCAGCATCAAGTTGGGGGTGGTCAAACGGCACGACAAATTACCCAAGAATTGGCTCCGTCGATGCTGCTTCTGGAGTTGCTGTTAAATGTAGGGCTTATTTGTGGGTTGCTTCTGGTACGGTTTCTGTGCGTCCTGCTGCGTACTATTCAAGCGCGTGGCAGCTCCTTGCGCCTGCTTTCACATTGACAAGTACACCTCAATTGTTTGAATGGTCGTACACGCCATCAACAGCCACTTCTTTTGGCTCCGCTTTTGCGCTGCAAGTTGTTGGCTCTGGTGATTTACGAATTACAGCCACAGATTATCGCGTTGCAAACATCGGCGTGGGCCTCCCCACATACCAGAGAGTCAACACCAGCACGGACTACGACAGCACAGGCTTTCCGACGTACATCAAGCCCAACGGCTCGAATCAGTTCATGGTGACCAACAGCATCAACTTCAGCGGCACGGACAAGATGACTGTGTGGCAGGGGGTGCGGAAGTTGAGTGATGCTACGTTTGGGACTTTGGCTGAAACAGGAACTAACAGTTTTTCAAACGCTGGCAGCTTTGGAATGGTTAGCTCAGGCGGGTCATTAACTTCTGGTCCTTTCTACACCCTTTTAGGTAATGGTTCTTCTGGATATGCTGCTGATTTCCAGACGTACGCTGCACCAATAACAAACGTATTAACGGCCCAATTCGATATTGCCCAAAGTACTGGCAGCACAGAAGTTACACTACGTGTCAACAGTGCCACTGCCACTAGGGGAAGTACGGCAGGTACTTCAATGGGTACGGGAAACTTTGGAACTTACCCCGCCTACTTCTATATGCGTGCTGGAACCGCAACTCCATTTGGCGGCTACGACTACGGCTCAATCGCCCGTGGCGCAGCATCCACCGCAGCGCAGATCACAGCTGGTGAAACGTACATTAACAGTTTAACGAAAGCATATTAAATGAACTCAACTTTAGCCACAGTCATCGTTCTGGCCGCAGACCAAGCAGCCGCACAAGCCGACTTCCCCGACTACTTCAACGCCCCGGCGTCACCAGATGGTCAGCCACCGATCACCAACTACCTGACAAACGGGTACTTTGATGACAACGAGCTGGACACCATCTGCAATGACGTGACTTGGCCGCGCAAGGTGTACTTTGGCTCCCTAGATGTCGGTCTGCAAAAGGCAGGTCTGATGCTGGTGCATCCTGAGCCAGCACCCGAGTAATTTCGCATGTGCCTAAATTTTAGGCATAATGCAAACAAACCGTACCAGTGAGGTTCACTGGGAACTCAAACGAGTTAAAAATGACTGAAGAAGTCCAAACCTTAGCGGAAGTAGACTCCGCGCCAGCACCAGAAGCAACGGCTGCTCCTGAAACGCTTGATACCGCGCCGGAAGTCGTCGAGAATCAAAACGATCAGGTCGAGGAGAAGAAATACTCCCAGGCTGAGATTGACGCGATGATCGGCAAACGCCTCGCAAGAGAGCAACGTAAGTGGGAACGAGAACAGCAACAACGTGCTGCGGAAACGCAAATCGTCAAAGCTGCACCAACGGCATCCGTTGATCAGTTTGAAAGCCCTGAAGCCTATGCAGAAGCACTGGCGTACCAGAAGGCCGAAGAACTGCTCGCTAAACGTGAAGCCGCCAAGCAGCAGTCGCAGGTTCTTGAGAGCTATCAGGAACGTGAAGAAGCAGCGCGGGACAAGTACGATGACTTTGAGCAAGTCGCCTACAACCCCAAGCTCCCAATCACCAACGTGATGGCCGAAACGATCCAGTCTTCGGACATTGGTCCCGAGTTGGCTTATTACCTCGGCTCCAACCCTAAAGACGCAGAACGTATCTCACGCATGACGCCACTCAGTCAGGCAAAAGAGATTGGGAAAATTGAGGCCAAATTGGCCGCAGAACCTCCCATGAAAAGAACCACGTCTGCACCTGCACCGATCAAACCTGTTGCCGCACGATCCTCTGGATCAGCGACCTACGACACCACGGACCCACGGTCTACCAAGACCATGACGGACTCGCAGTGGATTGAGGCCGAGCGTGCCCGACAGGTCAAGAAGCTGCAAGCGCAGGCAATCCGCTAATTTTTGAAAAAAGGAATACAAAATGGCAAACATCATTCTCACAATCGACATGATAACTCGCAAGAGTTTGGAGATTTTGGAAAATAGCCTGGTGCTCACCCGCAACGTGAACCGCCAGTACGACGACAGCTTCGCCGTGGAAGGTGCCAAGATCGGCTCCACACTGCGTATCCGTCTGCCCGACCGCGCTTTGGTTACTGACGGTGCCGCCCTGCAAGTTCAGGACGACAACGAGCAGTTCACCACTTTGACTGTCTCCAGCCAAAAGCACATCGGTGTCAACTTCACATCCGCTGAATTGACCATGCAGTTGGACGACTTCGCAGAGCGTGTCTTGAAGCCTCGTATCAGCCAGTTGGCCTCCAGCATCGACGCTGACGTGGCAAACAGCTACAAGTACATCGGCAACACTGTTGGTACACCCGGCACCGTGCCTAGCACTTCCGCTGTTCTGTTGGCCGCCCAACAAAAGCTGAACGAAAACGCTGCCGTGATGGACCCCCGTTACGCCACCGTGAACCCTGCTGCCAACGCTGGTTTGGTTGAAGGCCTCAAAGGTCTGTTCAACCCCACCGACACCATCAGCAAGCAGTTCAAGAACGGCATGATGGGCACTGGTGTCTTGGGTCTGAACGAGATCAACATGTCTCAGTCGATCAAGCAGTTCACCACTGGCTCGCGTGGCTCCACTGGCGCTACTTTGTCTGCTGCTGTGACCGCTGAAGGCGCAACATCCATCGTGATCACCGGTGGCGGTAACGCTGGCGTTGTGAAGCAAGGTGATGTGTTCACCGTGGCCGACTGCTTCGCTGTGAACCCACAGACCCGTGAATCCACCGGTTCGTTGTTCCAGTTCGTCGCTGTTGCTGACGTGACCCTGAACGGCTCTGGCGCTGGCACCATCACCGTGGCTCCGATGTTCTCTGCTGGTCAAGCTTTGGCAACTGTGGACATCCTGCCACAGAGCGGCAAAGCTGTTGTGTTCGTGGGTGCTGCTTCCAGCCAGTACGCTCAGAACTTGGTGTATCACAAGGATGCCATCACCTTCGCCACCGCTGACCTGTTGCTGCCCCAGGGTGTCGATATGGCCGCCCGTGCTGTGCATAACGGCATCAGCCTGCGTATCGTGCGTCAATATGATATTAATAATGATCGCATGCCATGTCGCCTCGATGTATTATACGGATATTCTGTAATTCGCCCCCAAATGGCAGTTCGCATGTGGGGTTGATCAACTGATACGGCATAAGTAGTGATACACTAGCCTCACCCTAACAAGTGAGGCTAGTATGGACCCGAAAATATGCTGTATCAAAGAATGCGAGAACCCTGTGTCTGCACTTGGACTTTGCGTCAATCATTGGCGGCTAAACCGTAAATATGGATCGCCTGTTGCAACTCAATCGCACAGTGGTCAGTTTCGCGGGTTATCTGCTAAAGATAGATTTGAACGACAAGTGAAGAAAACGGAAGGGTGTTGGACTTGGATTGGTGGGCGGGATAAAAACGGTTACGGTATTTTTAAAGGTGAAGTGGCGGGAGTGCTTTTTAAAAGAGCTCACCGTTTCTCGTATGCTTTTCATACGGGCGATCTGCTTGTAGATAAACATGCGCTTCACTCTTGCGATAACCCTAGTTGCGTCAACCCCGCGCACCTGTCTTCAGGAACCAATGCTGACAACATGAAGGACAAAGCTGACAAAGGGCGCTCACGGGTTCCTGTTGGCGAACAACATGGTCACGCAATCCTTACCGAAGAACAGGCTCAAAGCATTCTTGCAGACCCCCGACCTTACACAGCAATTGCAGCAGACTACAACGTAGCAGCGTCAACCATTGGCAGTCTTAAGCAGCGTCACTCTTGGGGTCATCTCCGAGGCGAGGTTGTTAAGCACACCAGGATTGGCAATCGAGGTGAAAAGTCGTATGCTGCAAAAGTAACAGCGCAAGATGTGCTGGCGATTCGCGCAAGCAATGAATCGGGTAAGGTTTTGGCAGAACGATACGGGCTGTCCCCACAATCTGTATCAGACATTCGCAAATTTCGTTCTTGGAAACACATTTAAAAGGAATTCATCATGGCTCTCCCTAACGGCGCAGGCGGTTACCAAGTTGGTGCAGGCAACCGCGCAGAAACTATCATGGGCGCAATGGCTGCCCCTCAGACAGCTACGTCTACAGCAACCCTGACAGCGGCTCAGATTGTTGGCGGCATGTTGGTGGCTAACCCCTCCACATCCGCTGCAACCTACACGCTGCCCACGGCTGCTTTGATTGACGCTGCTGTGCCCAACGCCATCGTTGGCAGCACATTCGATCTGAGCATCGTGAACATCGGCACCTCGTCTGGTGCTGTCACTTTGGCAACTGCCACCGGCTTGACCGATGGCGGCAACGCTTTCGTGGCCGTGGCTGTCACATCCAGCGCAATGTTCCGTTTCCGCAAAACGGCTGACGGCGCGTACACTGTGTACAAAATTGCCTAAACCTGAACGGGGGCTTCGGCCCCTGTTTTAAGGACTAACCATGCCAAACACCAAAGCCACTGGCGTTGCATATTTGGACCCTGAGTTCAGCACTTGCTACGCAACCGAGGAAATCGGTTACGCTGCTGCTGCGCAAGGCACTGTGACTCAACTCACAAGCAAGTCCACTGCGGTGACGCTGAACAAGTCGATGGGTCGAATCACAATGAACAACGCGTCTTTGGCAACTGCCACAAACGCCACGTTCACTTTGAACAACACCACCATCAGCGCCAACGACACCGTGATTTTGACAATCTCGGGTGGTCAAGCTACTCCTGGCTCGTACAACGCTTTTGCCAACGCCCTTGACACAGGGTCTGTCAGCATCACGTTGCGCAACATCTCGGGCGGTTCGCTGTCTGAGGCTGTTGTGATCAATTTTTGCGTGCTTCACGGCGCGACTTAAACAGGCAGGGACTTCGGTCCCTGTTTTTAAATCATGGTTATTTACCTCACACACTTCCTGCACGGTGCCAAAGTCGCAATCTCCGACACTGAGGCCGAGGCAGATGAAAAAAATGGATGGGTGCGATACAATCCAGCCACGCCTTCGGAAACTGAAGAAGCGGTCAACACATTTGTTGCAAAGCGCAAATACTCTCGCAAGGCTGCTGACCCTTCCGAGGTGATTACCGAAGGAGTCTGACATGGCTGTTTACAGCGCCGGTGACCAAATCAATCGAGCACTTCGACTGCTTGGCGTTCTTGCCGAGGGTGAAACACCGTCTGCTGCCACATCTCAAGACGCCTTGATGGCGCTCAACCAGATGATCGAGAGTTGGAACACCGAGCGTTTGGCCGTGTTCAGCACCCAAGATCAAGTCTTTCTGTGGCCTGCGGGTGTGGGTAATCAAACCCGCACGCTTGGCCCCACAGGTAACTTTGTGGGCCTGCGCCCCATTCTGATTGATGACGCCACGTACTTCCGTGACCCCGGCACCAATGTGTCGTTTGGCGTCAAGCTGATCAACCAGCAGCAGTACAACGGCATTGCGGTCAAGACTGTGACCTCCACTTACCCACAGGTCATGTTTGTGAACAACACGTTCCCTGACATGACCATGACAATTTACCCCGTGCCCACACGGGAGCTTGAGTGGCATTTCGTCTCGGTTGAAGAACTGAGCAACCCGGCCACACTGGCGACTGAGTTGTACTTCCCACCGGGTTACCTGCGGGCATTTGCCTACAATTTGGCGATGGAAATCGCACCCGAGTTTGGCGTGGAGCCTTCGCCACAGGTGCAGCGCATCGCCATGACAGCCAAGCGCAATCTGAAGCGCATCAACCACCCAGATGACGTGATGTCAATGCCGTACGCCATAGTGTCCAACCGTCAGCGGTTCAACATTTACGCAGGCAATATGTAATCATGAAGACGCCTATCCTCGGATCATCGTATACGGCTCGCAGCGTCAATGCTGCCGACAGCCAGATGATTAACTTGTTCCCAGAAATTGTCCCCGAGGGTGGGAAAGAGCCTGCGTTTTTGAACCGTTGCCCAGGGCTGCGTCTGCTTGTTACCGTGGGCACTGGTCCGATCCGTGGCATCCGCACCGTGGGCGACTACCTATATGTGGTGTCAGGCAACTCGCTGTATCGGGTTGACGACTCGTACGCTGTCACGCTGCTGGGTGTGGTCAACGACATTGCGACTCCGGTGTCCATGTCTGACAACGGGACTCAGGTTGTTGTGGCCTGCGATGGTCCGATGTACGTCTACAACACGATCACAAACGCCTTTGCCCAAGTTACCGACCCCGACTTCCCCGGTGCGCTGACCATATCCTTTCTGGACGGTTACTTCGTGTTCATCGAGCCGAGCAGCCAAAAAGTCTGGGTGACGGCGCTCAACGACCCACTGTCAGTGGACCCGCTGGACTTTGCCAGTGCCGAGGCAGACCCCGACAATCTGGTGTCGTCCATCGTGGACCACGGGCAGGTCTGGCTGTTTGGCACCAACTCGGTCGAGGTCTGGTACAACTCGGGCAACGCTGACTTCCCGCTTCAGCGCATTGACGGCGCATTCAACGAGATCGGCTGCGCTGCCACGTTCTCGGTTGCCAAGATGGACAACAGCTTGTTCTGGCTTGGGTCTGATCGCCGAGGTAAGGGCATCGTCTACCGGGCCAATGGTTACTCGGGCACCCGGGTCAGTACCCATGCCGTCGAGTGGCAGATTCAACAATATTCCGACATTTCTGACGCTGTAGCCTACACGTACCAGCAAGACGGCCACTCGTTCTACGTGCTGTCGTTCCCCACGGCCAACGCCACATGGGTTTACGATGTCGCAACCCAAGCATGGCATGAGCGTGCCGGGTTCATCAATGGACAGTTCACGAGACACCGCAGCAACTGCCAGACGTATTTCAACAACGTCAACGCTGTGGGTGACTACCAGAACGGGAACATCTACGCCTTTGACATGGAGAAGTATTCAGACCATGACCGTATCCAGAAGTGGCTGCGATCATGGCGTGCACTCCCCACGGGTCAGAACAACCTCAAGCGCACCACGCAGCACACGCTGCAACTCGACTGTGAGACGGGTGTCGGCTTGGAGAACGGTCAAGGGTCTAACCCGCTGATCATGCTGCGCTGGTCAGACGATGGTGGGCACACATGGTCCAACGAACACTTGGCGTCAATGGGTAAGATCGGGGAATACTTCAAGCGGGTGTTCTGGCGGCGACTGGGCATGACGCTCAAGCTGCGAGATCGTGTGTACGAGGTGTCCGGCACTGACCCGGTGAAGGTTGCCATCGTTGGCGCTGAACTGTTGCTGGACGGCACCAATGCCTAACACTACCCCCGTCACGCCCGCCAGGGTGGCAATTGTGGACCCTCAGACGGGATTTGTTAGCCGCCCGTGGTACATGTTCTTTCAGTCGCTGTATCAGAACATCACCGAATACATTGGACCAACTGGTAACGCCATCTTTGGCGCAGTCCGCGCCACTGCAACTTTTCCTGCCGTAGAGACTGGCGCATCTTTGGAGTACGCTGATCCGGGTGTCACTTCATTGACATCGGCTGCGTCCGACTTGGTTTCTTACGGTGAAATTCAATTTGTGATGACCAACAGCGATGGCACGTTGGTGCGGTACGCTGGGTTTGACAGTGCCGGAAACTTTTTTGTACCGGGTCAGGCATCGGGCGGGTTTCTACCTAACGGGATCAACACCGCAGATCAACAATTGAGCCTCTACACCGTGGTTCAAAATACAATCAGTGCCAACGTCACAATGACCACCGATGTGGCAACACTCGGGTCACGCGCTGACATCATCATTGTGACCAGTGGCGTAACCTCACGCACGGTGACATTTGGCACCGGGTTTAAGACGACAGGGACGTTGGCTACAGGTACTGTGGCGGGTAAGTATTTCGTCATCTCGTTTGTCAGCAATGGCAGCTTCATGATTGAGACAAGCCGCACAGTGGCAATGTGACCCAAAGGACAACTTATGGCATATAACCTTTCAGCATTCGCGGGCGCAGGCGCTCAGTTCTTTGACAGCAACGGCATTCCGTTGGCCGGGGGTCTGCTGTACGTGTACACCGCAGGCACCACGACCCCGGCCACCACTTGGACCACCAGTGCGGGCACTGTTGCCAACACCAACCCTATCGTGATGAACGCTGCGGGCCGCACGCCTTTCGAGATTTGGCTCAACAGCGGCGTGACCTACAAGTTCGCCCTGTACACCTCGACCAACGTGCTGATCGGCACGTACGACAACATCCCGGCGATTGACGACCCCACGGTGTTCAACAACCTGATCACCGTCACCGGCACCAATGCGCTCATTGGCACCTCGGTGCCCCCGTACACGTCCTACGTGGCAGGGATGACGCTCAGTTTTCTTCCAGTCGCCACAAACACAGGCGCTGTGACCATTGACCTTGACGGCCTTGGAGCCAAGAACTTGTTTGTGGGTTCAGCCACCCCGATGGTGGGCGGCGAGTTGGTGGCAGGTCGGATTGCTCAAATTGAGTATGACGGTACACGGTTTCAGTTGTACCAGTCGTCTATCTCAATTGCAGACGGCTCAATTGGCACGGCCAAATTGGCCGATGGTGCCGTCACCACCATCAAGATTGCAGATCTCAACGTCACCACGGGCAAGTTGGCAGACAACGCTGTCACCACAGCCAAAATCACCAACGGCAACGTGACTGAGGCCAAGATTGGCACGGGTGCTGTGACCGTGGACAAGATTGGCGCGGCTGCCGTAACCGGTGCCAAGCTAGACGGTGCACAAACGGGCACGGCTCCGATCTACGGCGCTCGCGCTTGGGTCAACTTCAACGGCACCGGCACCGTGGCAATCAGAGCCAGCGGTAACGTGTCCAGCATCACGGACAACGGTACGGGCGACTACACTGTTAATTTTTCCACCGCCATGCCGGATGCAAACTACGGGTACGCCATCTCAATCAGCGGCAGCGCAAACACCCTTAAATCTTCCGGCCAAGGTGGGGCTTCTGCTCAATTTTCACCAACCACAAGTGCCGTTAGAGTCTTTGCATCATTAAGTGGGGCTGGCGCATCGGATTGCGATGGCGTTTGCGTCACCATCCACCGCTGAAAGAACACCATGAGCCAACGCATCATTTATTCCACAGACGCAGGCGGCGTAGCTGTCATCATCCCGGCCTCTGAGTGCGGCCTGACCATTGACGAGATTGCAGCCAAAGACGTGCCAGAGGGCAAGCCATTCAAAATCGTGGACGTGTCCGACATCCCAACGGATCGCACATTCCGCGCAGCATGGGAGTACGCAGCATGATCACCATCAACCTCGACAAAGCCAAAGCCGTGGCGCACGACAAGCGCCGTGCAGCCCGTGCTGCTGAGTTTGCACCCTTGGACATTAAGGCCACCATTCCGAGCGAAGCTGTGACCGCTGAAGCCGCACGGCAGGCTATCCGCGACAAATACGCTGTCATCCAGGTTGACATCGACACAGCGCCCGGTGTTCCCGAGCTTACTTTGGTTGTCCAGAGTTTGTGATGCAAGTTAGAAAAGCCACTGAAGCAGATTTGCCAAAGTACATTGTGTTGGCAGAGTCGTTTCACATGGCTTCACCAATGCACGGTGTCATTAATTTTGACCCAGATGGTTACGCTCAGTTTTTCTCTACTTCGTTGCAAAACGATTCGGTGGGGATTTGGCTGGCAGAAACTGACGGCGAGATTGTGGGCATCTCCGGCGCAATAGCGTATCCGTTGTATTTCAACCCATCGGCTCTTGTCGTGCAGGAACTTTGGTGGTGGTTGACGCCCGCATCTCGCGGCAGTGGTGCTGGCGGTCAGATGTTCAAGCAAATTGAACAATGGGCGAAAGAAAAAAACGCATCTGCTTTGTTCATGATTGCTTTAGAGGACAATCGGGCTAAAAAGATGGAAAATCTATATATTCGCGCAGGCTTTAAGCCAATGGAGCGCACGTTCATTAAAGAGGCTACAGCATGGCAATAGCAACCGGAACCGCAATTTTAGGTGCGGCAGCCCTTGGTGGATTGGCCGCCAACCGTGCATCTAAGACTCAAGCATCTGCCGCCGACCAAGCCGCCGCGCTTCAGCAGCAGCAATACGAGCAAACTCGCGCAGACCAAGCACCGTTTCGCGCTGCCGGTGAGCAGGCGCTGAACAAACTGATCCCGCTGTCGGACTACACCAAGTTCGGCATGGACCAGTTTCAGCAAGACCCAGGGTACGCCTTTCGGTTGTCCGAGGGTCAGAAAGCATTAGAGCGCAGCGCCGCTGCCCGGGGTGGCTTGATCTCCGGTAGTGCCTTAAAAGCAGCCACTCGATTTG